AAAAGTATATGTATGATCCACTGGGGATTGATGAAACATTGCTTGCAATAATATCTCATAATTAATAGATAGTTTTCCTGATAATGTGAAAGTTCCATCGGTAACACCTTGAACTTGTTCATAGGCAGTTGCCTGAGAAGTTCCCGTTTTGTAATTAGTGTCAATCAGTTGTCTATCGGGATTAAGTTCTAACTTCACAGGCATAACGGTTAAGTCCTCCCAACGAACTGATAAGGTCGGAGGGCTACCCGCTACTGAATGAGTGTTCCCGCTTCCCAGCGATGTCTCCAGTCCGATTGCTACTCTGTATTTATTACCACTTCTGTAATTTCCCATTTATTTCTCCTTCTTAGGGATTTTAATTTCGTTTGCAGAAATCTCATTTGTTACAGAGATTTCCAGTTCTTTTTTCTTTTCTTGCTTGGGTGCTTCCTTCTGGACAGGTTCATTGACTTCCAGAATATCAGCTACCATAGCAGCTACGCTATCCTCTACTTCTGTCTCCTTTTCAGCAGATAATCTGTAGAGTTTGCCATTGCAAGGTATAATCCTTGCTGCTATCCCTTTTTTGAGTTTTACAATACGCATAATTACCTCGCATTCATATATTTGATATTAAAATTTATGCTTGATATTATATCCAAATCCCCCACTAATTGAGTCACAAATGGCATATCAGCGTGCCAATTAATTGTTTCTAAATTCACTAATGCGGTCTTGGAATTTAATCCCGAGCTGTTTAATATCTCACCAATGGCGGCATAGAGAACATTACAATGCTCTTTCGTTTTATTGATACCATTTTGAGTAATAATAAAGATAGATATATCCAGAAGCTGAGTTAGTATTCCACCATTATCGTTTTCTGTGGTCTCAGAATTAAGCAAGATGAAGCCAAAAGGATTGTTATTACCTGAGAACATTAAGACCTCCGGTAATATACCTACTGTTCTACATCCTGCTTCCCGAAGAGCAGCCAATATTTCATCAGTTATACCAGTTATTTGATTTGTCATCTATTTGCCTTCTTGTTTTTTATGGTCTGAAGCTTGGCAATCCTTTCCAAATATCTGTCGCCATCAGTTTTATTGAAGCCAAAATGTTCTCGCTTAGGGAGATGAAAACCTCCCGTTTGATGTAGCAAGGCTACTCTTGCCCTGTTTTGATCCGCATAATATAGAATAGCTGCATTCGCCTGAACCTCAACACTGAGAGAACGATGCATTTGTCCCGTATCTTGAAGTGTCACTACAGAAGAACCTAATCCCCTTGCCTGCATTATACCACTTTTATATTCCTGGGTTGCTGCAGAATATTCGTGAAAGGGTTGATGATTGATATCAATCCCGCTTCGAGTGCGTTTCACTATTTCGCTTCTTGCTGACATTCCCAGTTCACGCCACTCGGAACGGGATATTTTCCCCAGTTTAAATATAGGTGAATTATATCGGAATTCAATCATCTCGTAATCCTGCCACTGGTGATTAGAAGTGAGCCAGTATCAGTATCAATTCCTACTCTCATCCGGGAAATAGCACTGGCAATTGTGTTCTGATATGCTCTGGCGTATGTCTCTGCCTTCATCTGATGCATTTGGTTGAAAGTTCCAAGACCCAGATCACGATAAATCAATTCTAATGCTTTCATATCACAAGCAGTAAGGAAGGTTTCTGCATTTGTAATTAAATCTAATGCCTCTTCATCTGTGGAAGCGTCTGTGCGATTATAGAGGATAGTCAATATATCATTCTTTACTGCTTCTCTTGCTAATTCCAGTTTTGCATTCCAGGTTCTATTTACTTTGGATATTATCCAGACATTTTCGGTGAGAGTAAAGGATATAATTTTCCCATCCTCTTTCAGAACTTCTATTTTTTCTCCATTCCCTTCCATCAGCTTGGAAATACCAAATAATGTTTCACCTTCATAATATAATATTGTATTTATCTCGGCTTCGGGAATATCCCATTCTCCGGCAACCTTGATTTCTGAAGTATGAGATATACCGGCTGAATCATTATAGACAATAGAATCAATAGATTTATTTATATCTATGATTTTAGCTGTTTTATTACCTTGAATTGCAGGTAAAGAATCATATCCAGCTAATTCATTGACTTCTTTTTCCCATCTGGAGATCGTCTCCAGAGTTGAAAGAGTAGTATCATTCCATTTCATTTTAATCTCAATAAGGGGAGGCAGATTATCCTTATCTCCGCCTCCCTTAATTATTCATTTATCTACGCACCGAGAAAGCTTCAACTTTATCAGCACTTTCGTTGGCAGAGGTGACATAAGTCAATTTCAAATATCTGGCAGAACCAATTAGCTTTGCCGGAATGTTGAATTGACAAATCATTTCACCAGGGGCCCAGGAAACATCCGATTGAACGCCTTCTGTAATTAGAATACTGGGTAAAACAGTTGTAACCGTACCATCCGTTGCACCTATTGTAGGTCTTATTTCCAGAGTAGCACCCGAAGCAAGCTCTACTGTGGTAGAAGCAGCACAGACCACAATATGTAGTCCGTCATCTGCAACTGCATCCAATTTAATAGTATTAGTGCTGTCTCCAGAAGTAGCATTAGGTAATGCCTGATTTTCAGACAGAATTTGATCGATTGCGAATCCGTATTTTTCATAAATAGCCATTATTTACCTTCCTTTTAATCCAAATCAGTAGTTTCGGTAGCGACCAAAGCGTCTTCCCGATGGATAGGAACGCCACGCCAAGTAGCCACATTGTTATTGTAATCAGATGATTCAGCATACATATTCAATTTACCATCTTTGATTGTAGCTATTGCTCTACGAGCAGTGGCATTGCAATAAATTACGGTATTGCCGGAATCAGCTTCTACTGCATCAATCAAGGCATTCATATCATCTGCCGTAGGTAAATGAGATGTATCAATCTGAGTAATAACTGCTACAGATTTCGCACTGGGAATAATCAGCGTAAAGTAAGCAGAAAATATCCATTTGAATATATTCATCTGCTTATTTGCGGTAGTATCTGTCACGATCGGAATGGGCTGATTCGGAGTCATATCAATAATCTGAAGCAATTCAGTGTTATTGAATCTCAAAGAAGCACCATCAAATTCATCCCATCTAACTGCAAAGATTGAAGAGCGATAAGCAGTTGTCGCTCCCTTTTGAGCTATTACTTGCCCCAAATCTTTAGCGTATTGATGGAATCCTTTGAACGCCTTTTCATAACCAAAGCTCGGGACATTGCCATAAAAGACGGCTTTCGCTAAAGCGTTGGTCAATGCAGCCAAAGCTGCAGTATAATTGTCTTTAAGCCAGCCCTCTTTGCCACCAGGATATTGAAGGATTGCCTGATAATCATCAAACAAATCAAAGACCAATTCCTTGAGGTCAATTTGGGCAGTATTTACATCTACCTTTTGAGGAACAATTCCTTCACCAATTTCTCTGAAAGCGGCAGTAGGAAGTGAATTGAAGTAACGGAATTTGTGTTTAATTCCGTGTGAAGCTTTTGCTACTGTGGCGGTCTGCAAGAGCGATGAGCGTTTTAGTAAATCAACCACAATGGGCTGATACTCATTTCCTACGCCCCAAGCAGCAGCTAATGCCTGTAAGTTTGAAGTTGTCGTTGCCATAATAATTTCCTTTTAATTATTTTATTGGTTTTTTTGCTAAGCCGATTATTGCATCAGCCGTAGTTTGCGGAGTCATACCGTCTTGAGCTTTACTCTGAGGATAATAGGGATAGCTCCCTTTTCCTTCATCAGACAGAACTCCAGTTGAGACCATAATGTCATAGAGATCAAGATTGTATTTTGCATCAGCAGCAGATAATTCTTTACCTTCTTCTGCTTTCTTTAGTTTGCCCAATACTGTCTTTACTCGCTCATATCTTTTATCGGTCTCTTTAATGCTTGCTAATTTTTCATTCGCTGCTTTCCAACTGGAAATTATTTCCTGATTTTGCTTAGCAAGATACTGATCATATTGTTCTGCTTTGGATTTGAACTGCTCAAATTCTTTTTGTTTTTCAGGGTCATTCATCTTTTCTGTTTTCTCTTTTTCTATTTCTAATTCCTTTTCCAGTTCTCGTATCTTTGTTTTTCGAGAAGCAGATTCCCGATTTGCGCTTGAGAGTGTATCCAATATGTCAGTTACCTCTCTCGTGGCATCCGCCAAAAGAGCACTTACTTCTGCAGGAGTATCCGCTCCCAATTGTGACCTAATCTTATCCAAGATTTCCTTGATAGCCATTTGTTTTTACCTCGTATTTATTTTATTCTTAAATTTTTGGAACTTCAATTTCAAGAACGTTTGAATCTACTATTGGGGCATCAAAACAAGCTTTGAGCGCAAGAATGCGGATTGTCCCCACTTTTGCTGTTCCTGTAGTTGTTATCCTCATTTCTGTAGCTGATAATTTTGCTATAGTGTTAAGAATTAAATCAGTCTTTCCAAAATCAATTATCCAGTTACCTGCATTTTCTGAATCGCCTTCAATAAAAGTATTTTTTGTGATCTCAATAGCTATGGCTGGGTTAACATCTTGTCCAATAATAGTTGATTCCGTAGTAAGAACCGGTGCAGCTACCTTGCTTAATACACCCTGGATGATTATATCTTGGAAAGCTGCATCCGCCTCAACATCGGCCAAGATGTCTGCCTTAAGCTCGCTAACGGGATGATATTTTTTCTGATTGCCCGAATTAGCAATTAGAATACTGATTGAATCGGTATTTTTAATATTCATTTTTACCTCTTGTTTATAAAATAATCATATTTGTTTTAATGTCAAGTTCTATTTTCATCATAATATTCTTTTGTTATCTGGATAAAGGTATGTCGGCAATTATACATCCGTTCATCAGCTGTTCTTGCCTCAAATTCTTCTCTTTCATCATCAGTGAAAAATTCCTTATCCAGCCCTTCAATGCAAGCGGGTCGGTTCAGGTCATCTGTGGGACCAACATATTGCCAATATTTCTCTCCGGTATATTCTTCAGCGGAAGCATATTCCACTGCTTGAATGAATTTTGCCCTGGTGGTATTGGCGTAAGTAACAGAATAGCGAACTAATTTATTATCCAGAACTTCAGCTATTTGCTTTATCGCTGCTTCTATCTTCCCACCTCGCACAATCGTATCCATCACTATTCCAGTAATCTGCTTCATAGCATCTTCTGCCACGCTTGCAAATTGAAGTTCATAAAGTGAATTAAGTGCTTTCAATTTATTTTGTGTCTGTAGTGTAAAACTAATCGGGATGGCTCCGGGAGATCTTTTGCTTTTAAGTGCCTTAAGTAAATCGTTTTCCTTGTTTTGTAGTTCTGCAACTAAATCATAATAACCCGCTTTCTGTAATTCTTCCATTAAGACAAAATAACTCTGACTGGCATATTGAATATTATTAGTAGTATATTCCAGATTTCCGCCTTTCCGATCAAATTGATTCAGAAGCGAGTTCAAACTATTTCTCATTTTTTTAGCTACTCGCTCCATATTTTTTTCAAACCATTGGGTTTGATCGTCAATTGCGGTAGAATATAAATCAGCCATTATTCAAATATCCCGGGAGCAAAAGTAGTTGAGTTTAAAGTTTGTTTTTTACTGGCATCAATTTCAGACACTCTTTGCTCCGCTTCTTCTCTGGTCATATCCGGATTATGTTTCATAATTGCCTCCGCTCTATCCATTGTGCCATTCGTCAGTCGCATTGATATAATTTGTTCCTCTTCAATCGGATTGGCAGCAATAGCTATGTCATTGAATTTGATATTAAAATCAATATCTTCTGGCAATCTTTGTGAGCCGTAATAATTCTCACATTGACAGATAAGGTTTGCCAATTGCCGAAGTGATTCAATATAGATACTTCGCTTATCCTCATTGTGATCGATCACGCCTTGCATTGAAAGTTTCAATTGGTAACCTGAACTGAAAGTAGAAGATTGCTTCACTGCAGAGGTAGATAACCCAAGCAGTGAAGCAGTAAAATCAATGTTCTGATTGATGATTTCCCAGACCTGCCGCAAATCTACATTAGGATTGATATAATATATTTTTCCACCTGCCTCTCCGCTAACCGGATCACGAGGAATATTGATATGCCTGGTGAGTCCAATTATCAATTCTCTATTATCCGGGAATCCTTCTGTGCAGAGAGTAGCAAAAGATAGATAATCAAGAGCTAAATCAAGATTTGTAAGCTGAATATTGGTTCGGAGATTTTGTGGAACTATTGAATTATATTCTTCATTCCAGAAGCAATTAAGAGGATAATCCAGTTCAAACCAGGCAATAGGTATTCTCCCATAAGGATTAGGAATTGATTCTTTTACTATTTTATCTATCTCATAATCAGTTTTTAGCGTTGCTTCAGTATAGGTTTCTGTAGTCCAGATTGCCCAAATATCAGTTCGCAATGGTAATAGATTATTGCTCTGAGTATTT